TGTCTGTACACTCAGGGTGCTCAGATCTATGGCAGGGCTTACGGCATCGTTGTCAGTACTCATGGTGAACGTTCCTGCAAAGCTTTCTTTCCAGGTTGTTTCAACCCCGCCGGACTCTACCTGCGCCACCAGACCGCCTTTGGCTCGATAGAATTCATTGACGCCGCTCAGCACAATCTTGGGATCGTCCATGAAGTTTACATTGTTGACGTCCACAGTCTGCAAGGATCTTTCGTAGACCTCACCGGTGACATCGGGCAGAGTGGAGTCATAGGTAAATCCACCGGTCTGGCCAGCTTCAAACCTCAGTGTAGTACCCTGCACTGCCTGAACTTTACCACCAACTGTGACTGTATGATACAGCTGGTTATAGGTAGCTCGAACATCATCGCCACCGGTCTGCACCGCAGTAATGCCAGTGATGGCACCCACACCTAGATCGGCTGGCGTGGTTACCTGCACGACATAACTGTCCTGTGTAATAACATCGTTGGTGCTGATTGTCAATGGTGTATCTGAATCAAGGATGATGTCGTCGGTACTTACAGCAGCACCAAAAATTTCAGTGACTGGTATGCCAAAAATAGCAACTGAAGTATTCAGAGCATACTGACTGGCCCAGTAACGACTAGCCAACCGAACTTTATCTCCGGGTGCATGACCATGATTTATGTGTGTTACACGTATCTTGTTGCTGCCGTGCACCAACATCAGTGGTTCATCTCTGATGATTTCGCCAGGCAACACTTTGTTAACCACCTTGACAGTTCCTAGCTCCTGTGTAAATACTGCACGATTCAACCTAAATTTTAAATCTGTGAGCTGATCTTCGCTCCACAGTGTGCCATCCTGTGACTTGAAGAAACTGCCCAGCAGTGCCTGTTTGTTATAGGTTCTGCTGGCGGTAGAAGTGCTGAGATCTACCTGCCCCAGAGTGGCAGTCCATACACGATAGTTTATGCTGTCAGTGCGCACAACCATGGCATAGTTCTTGTTGGGCAACAGATACACAGGATTTTTAAAAGTAAACTTTGTAGGCGTACGTCCCGTAGTGGCATCGACATTGACCTGTTCTGGTAGCAAATGAGTTTCTGATCCCGGTACCATTTCGCCCGATCCGTCGGGTCGTCCTGTGGCATCACATACACGAATTTCTACACTGACTGGCAAGCTCTGTGTTGATGGTTTTTTCTGGAAATACAAATCCACATCAGTAACAAATGCACCGCTGGTGAAATTGTCGGGAATTTTAAAACTTTGTGCAATAGGATCTACAGCTCGTACACTGAAGGATCTTGCGGTTTCATAGCTGCGTGTAACAGTGATCTGTATGCCCTTGGATGTATACGTGGCTTCGGCGATGCTGATGGCATCATCGGGTTCCAGCGTATCGCTGATGCGAATTGTTCTGTCACCACCAAGGAATTTCTTCAGAGCATTGTTGGGCATGTCAAACAATGCCACGATAACACCGTCATTGTCGCTGTATAAATTGCCCTCATCGTCACTGGTCTGCATTTCATCAAGAAACACTTGTTGTGAGATTAACTTGGGATCGTTTTGATCCACGGCGACATAAAAAACATTGGGATAGGTATAACCGCGTCGACCATTGACCAAGGGTCGACTCTTCATGAAGGCGCGGCTCATGCTGCCACGAGCATTTACACAGTACAGTGTAGTGCCTTTCTGATACATGGCCACAGCACTGCCCACATAGGCACTGCCATTGTAATGATACACAGAACGTCCGCGCTCAAAACTTTTACGATAACCGTTGCCAAAAGCTGAATTGGGCAGAGCAAGTTCTTCGGCATTTCGACGCGGTTCTACGGCCTTGAGATAATTTACTTTTACTTTTTCTTGCCATGCGCCCCAATGGCTAGGACCAAATTTACCTGAGCTTCTCCACCCCCAAACAGTTCTTAGTTCTTCTCTGGTGGTCCATTGAAACTCATCTATGCCACGCCATTTGGCCCATTGATTGCGGTCTGCCACGGAAATTGAGAAATCCAAGACCGGCATGCTGTCGAACTTGAAACGCATGGCACCAGTAACATATTCACCCAGGGGCTCCTCGTCCAGGAATACGTAGTGTTTGGTGTTGGGCAGCAATCCCGAAGCGCGCAAAACTATGGTGTTGGCACGCATAAAGGGATAGACATTTTGTTGCACGTTGGTGGAATTAAATCCTGCGTTCTGAGCTACTTGGAAATATGTAACGTTAACACGTCGTCCACGTACTGCAGCATTGAACTGTTCCTGTGTAAACAGATCACGACCACTGTTGACCGCATTTTCATTGGTCACTGTTGTGGTCCAGATGTCGCTGTCGGGTATGAGCTCCAGATTTCCGATGAAATTGGCCTGCAGGAACGGCGCCACCGCAATGGAAGTTGTGGCCATGGTTTGTTGCAGTATGGTGCTGGTGGTGTAGTCCAAGGTTATGGTTTCACCAGTAATTCGATAATTATCCAGGGCTCGAGCTGCTATAATAGGCTCTTGTTCTATACCAGTAATTACTGCACCGGTAAAATTAATCTTCTCCATGAGATCGAAATCACGAATTACAGCCGAAGGATACAGAGTTGGATCTCCAGAATCCTTGGTAAAATCTGTATCCATGTCATCGTCGGAATAATCTTCGCTGAGTTTAAAGCTATCAACAAAGAATCCAGTCTTGTAACGCTCCAGAGTGGGATCAGCGTTGTCGCGAACCTGTAGATTCTTAGTTTTAACTTCCAACAAATTCAACGCACTGATTTCTTCCAAGGAAGTTAGACGTCGATTCATGTCACCAATGTCTCGCATGGTGTAGCGTTGATATTCTTTTTTAACTATGCTGATGTTTTTAGGATCTGGCGGTGTTGTATATGGCTGCAGAGTCAGCTGATACATGGTCAGGCTGTCCGTAGATTTTGATATCTCGGGCTCTCGTGGCGCCAATGCCGATGCCGAAGTAACATTATAGAATCTTCCGCGACGATCCAACAATACAGATTCTTTGCGTCGCAGATAATAGGATAGATCGGTTATGAAGTTTGAATCAAATTTTGGCACACTGTTGCCAATCAACAGATTGGTATCAGGATCTATGCGTGAGCGGAAATCCAAAACATCGCTCAGTGGAGTGCCGTTGTACTCTGGCATGTTCTCACGCGGAACCTGCAGTGGGCTATAACTAGCTAAACTAAAGAAATCGCCCAGACCATGTTCAAAGTAATCATACCAAACTTTGACGCTGCCGCTGGGCAATGCCTGGCCAGCATTTATCGTCAAGAACGAAAGACCATAATAATTGTTGGTCTGATTGGCTCTAAACGCATACTTGGTGGTGATGTCCACGGCCGTGGCCTGCACTGCCGGAGTCCAGGATTCTACAAATCCCGTAGCCATCATTATTTTGTTTACACGATACACATCAGAATTGGTGAGAGTCAAAATAGTGCGTGATGCCACTGAGCTGTTTAAAAATTCATCGGCTTGATCATAGATCAAGGTCTTGGATTTTACACCGCCCAGTACATTGCCATTGGCTGCTGCATGCAGCACAGGATAAACAACACGCACCCGATTGCTTTGGAATGGTGAATCTACAGTAAGTACATATTCTGAGGCAGTGGCGCCAACATTGACGGCTATGACCGTGGCCGGTGTGGCCAGACTGTTCACAGTATTTTCTGCTACTATGAAGGCCGAAGGATTGGTGCTGAACAGTTGTTCGCCATTCAATGAACCCGTGGGTCCAGCCAGAGTAATGGTAACTGCGCTTTGATTCAACACACCATCGATTTGTTCGGTCTTGTACACATAGTAACTGTTGTCGCGCAGATCGGTAAGCGCATCAGCGACCTTGAAAACTAAACTATTGTATTCTGTACCAACAAGTTTATTGCTGATTCTCAGCATGGGAAAATCTGCGTTGCTGCCAGTAATGCTGCCATCCATGCTGATGCCATAGGCAACGTTGTTGCTGCTGATGTGGGTAATAAAAATTCGATTATCGTTGATTTTTACCAGATCATTTTCACGCAATTCCTGTGTAAATTTAGCAGTGCTATCGCCAGTGATGCGCAGCGCAGTATGCACTGTCGCAGTACCAGTACTGCCGTTGTAGTCTTGTAGCTTGTACAGACCCGACAGACGTCGAGTATTGATGCCCAGAGCAAAACTATCAAATACTTCGCTGGCAAAACTAGCAGCCACACCACTGTACCAGGTACCATATGTAACTCCCAGCAGTGTGCTGGTAGATCCATTGATCAAACTCTGACTGGTCCAGGCTGTAAGATTGGTTGCTGCGCTGGTGGCTGAAAAAGACAACAGTGCACGATTTTCTGTGGAGATGCGCTGTATTGTAGTGGCATTGTTCTGTGTAGCAGTATCCAAATAAATCTGCTGATTGTTTCGTGTTTCAGTCTGCAGTCTTGACGGAGTATTCACAGCATTGCTGGTGCCAATGCCAAACAACGTACCGGCTGTGACTCTGACATAAGCACTGGTGCTAACATCGGATCTGGCAGTTCTTGTAATGGCTGCCGGCGATCCCGCAATGCTGCCAGATTTTACGGGATTACTATCAGTACCGCGCAGCAACACCACTATACCAGACGCGGCGTACGCTGTAGCCAAAGTTCCAACAAGGGCTGGGCCTACTATCGTCAAGCCGTTGTTGTTGACACTGACATCACCCCAACCAATGACCAGGTAGGAACTTATGTTGCCGGCCACGCTAGACGTACCACCGGCATTTTGATAGGTCCATTGCTGAGTACGCAGGCCATAGCTGGTGGATGCCGAACTAAAGGTATAGCCATTGATTGGACAGACTGTGGATTCAACAAACTGCGCATAGGGTTGACCAGTAACACCGGCAGCGAGTGCGTTACCAGTCCAGGGAATACCGGTATCTATCGCACAGAAAGCAATGATGCTGCCAATGCTCAGCTGTGAACTAAAATTGCCATAAGCACCCACACCAGAGGTTTTAGCAATATTGTATACATACGATCCGTTGTTGGCACTAAACGGAGCAACCGCTGTTATGGTAAATCCACTCAAAGCGGAACTTGTATAGGTTCCCGCACTGGTACCACCGGACCGCAGCACACCGGTGGTTTCCGTACTGTTTATGGTACCACCATGGAAAGAGCTCCAGCCTGTGGTGGTGTATTGATTGAATACTGGCCCACCAGAAATAGTGGCTGTGGTGTCATTGGCGATCGCAGTTACGATCCAACTGCTGACTGTGTTGCTGCTGGTCTGTATGGTCACAGTTTCACCAATCAGCAACTCCTTGGTAAATGCAGTATTTACGCCGCGCAGAACCATGGTGGCGCTGGCAAAGGCCCAGGCAGTAAATCCTGTGCTGGCATTGTAGGCAAATCCGGTTATTGTATTGTAGCTGGTGTTGGTGCTGGTGTTGTTGTTCCAACTTTGCCAAAGCGCGCTGCGATTACCACCCTGTCCAAAATACAATGTACTGCCTTCTGCGCCATAGCCATTGAGCTGATTATTGGGATCGTTGGCCGAACTAAGATTGGGCAGTACCTGCACTGCACCGCTGAGCTGTACATAGCCGCTGGTGCCACTGGCCGGACCAAAGTAACGCACCAGTCCAGAGTGTTGATATGATTTGTTTAGCAACGTTCCAGCTGGATCAGGAACAATCATCATGTTGGCATCGCGCTCAAAGACCTTGCCTAGGTTCATGCGTATGTTGTCAAAACCTATGCGGAAGGTACCCTGTACTCCGTTGTCTACATACAAGAGTCTTCCAACACCGACCTTGTTACCATAACCCAGGGGCACGGTGTTGTCGCCAATGATGCGATCATAGAATTCCACTTCGGGCCCGGTGCTGACATCCACCATGCCCAGTGTTTCATTGGGATCAAAAAAGGCATAGTTACCGATGTTGGTGGCAATGATGCGATTATTTTCCGTGGCTGTTTCCCGAGACTTGTTGATGTTGAGCGTGGTAGCAGCCAATTTGTCTACTTTGAATCCACGAATATAGGCACGGCCCGGACCAAAAGACAAAACTAACTGACTGCTGTTGCCCAGCGAAGTCACGCTGGTGCCTACGTCATAGTATCCGCGGTTGTTTACCAGCTGATCACGTTTTGAATATCTCCAGCGCACCGATCCATCGACTACGCTCTGTGATTCGTCCACAAGTTGCAGCAGTGCTGGTTCAGTGCCACCGGCGGTGATACCAGACTGAACACAGGTAAAATAGCGCGCAGTAGTACCGCTGTAGGCAACAATGTAGTCGTTGACCAGATATCCAGTGTTGGGCAACCAGGTGCCGCGATCGTTGTTGCGACTTTCACGTACTTCAAAACTAAAATCTTTGACTACATAGTTTCCACTTTCATCATAGGTACGTTCGGCCAGAGCTTCTTCCAAGATGTTGTACTGCGAAGCATTGATGATCTGCTGCAGTACACCAGATTCAATGCGAATCAGTTCAAAGAAATTTTCCTGACTTTCTTCCAGTCCCAGCATCACAAAGTCAGTGTTGATTTTATAGCGATCCGCACCCGGAGCGGCTACGTTGGTTGTTCCTGCAGCATTGTCCAACAGCGTGTTATCGTCTTCATAGGTAACAATTTCTTCGGTGTAGACAATACCAATCTTGGCATTTATTACTGCGGTGCTGGTGACATATTTTTGCACCACCACAACTGTCTTGGGTACTGTGACAAAATAACCGCCGAGATAATACACGCCGGGTTGTTGCGCGGCCACGGCACTGGGTCCAGTAATGTTGTCGCCACCCTGTGCAGTTACACTGTAGCTAATGTTGCCTTTGACATACAGTGTGGCGCCTGCGGTGAATGTTCTGAAATCGTTGCCTGCGGTGTCCTGATACCCCCGTGTATAAACCACAATCAGGGTTATGGGATCGCCAGCGTCTGTGGCAGGTATGGCTTTAATTACCGTGGCTTCGACTGCGGCTTCTTCGTTGACGTTGCTGGTCAAAATTTGATCTTCTAAGAAACCTAGGTCTTCGCCCAGCAGATTGGTGCTGGCCAGCTTGACATAGCTTACCTTGTCGTTGTAGTTGACCTGGCCAGGAATGACCATGCTGCCGTCTTTGAATACGTGATTACCAAATTTGGTGACCTGATTCTGCAGTATGGTTTGCAGCTGGTTGAGCTCACGCGTCTGAACAGCTACACCGGGCTTGAACAGTACCTTGTAGTACTGTTTGTCTTCATCGAAGTCGTCGAAATACGGTGCCTGATTGAAATCCATGTTTTACCTTTGCGTCTTAGAAATTAACGACGATATTTATTTTCTCGTTTTGATTTAAATTACGTGTTACGGGTGCACGATAATCCAGATACAACAACTCACCGCTGTAGTGTTGTAGTTCAGGTGCAATGCTGGTTACGCTGCTGATGGCTTCGCTGTAGCCTGTGCCAGTAATGACCTGACCTGCGCTGAACTGCTTGAGACGCAGTGTAGTGGAGCTATCAATGCGTGCCAATTCAGTGGAACTGATCACACTGGTGTCTGAAGCTATGGGTTGAATAAACTGCAGATTGGTGGTGGTGGAACTCTGAAAAACTGCCAGTACACTGGCACCAGTGGTGTTGCTCAGCACAATGTCGTTGGCCGGTGCCGTTGTAGCTGAGCTGGTCATCACTAGTGTGCGAGCAATGCGCACAGTATCGGCCACACTTACCGTAGTAGTGGTGAAGGCCGCCGACGATGTTTGATACACCACGGGATTTTTTACCAAGCCTACAGTGCGGAAATCCTGATTCACTGGTATGTCG